ACATACCTTTTGGATATAATGCTGGATCTGGACAATCTGTATCTAAGTGATCACTCACTAACATTTCTTTGATTGTTCCTGAAGGTGCCGCTGTTGCAGTACCACCACTTGTACCAAATCTTGCGTCGGCAAATAGTATACCGTCTTCAGTAGTTTGATCGCTTTCGTCTAATGCAATCCACTTACTTAAATCTGCATTGTATCTGTGTACTTGCGGATATGTTTCTAAGTCTGCTGTACTAATCCAAAGATCACCAGTTACCAACGGAGTTGTGTCTGATTGTTGAGTAGGCTCAGTTGCACTTACAATTGGACCTTCTGGATCTGTTGTAGAGTAAACATTTTGATAACCCTTCCAAGTAGTTCCATTATGTACAAGAATATCAACTTCATCTACAAGTGAACTGTACCATAATCTACCATTTTCTGTTAAGGCAGTTGGTGCATTTGGTCCTGCTGTATATGTCAAGATCTTCCAATTTGAAGCATGGAAGTCTGATGCACTGTCACCAGTTGGTGCTGTGTAAAGGTTTGCAGTACCTAATTTTGTAGTATAGTTATATGCTGAAAAACCAATATTTTGTAAAGCAGAGCTTGTATCTTTAATTCTAATTTCACCGCCGTCATTATGTGAAATTACAACTCTGTTACTTGCGTCTACTGTAGCAACAATATTTGTAAATCCTGCACTATTAATAGCAGTAGCAATCGCATCAGCATCAGCTGTGGCCCCTGCCGCTGTAAACGATACAGTCACATGAGCATTCATAGCCTCTTGTCCAACAATGCTTTCTGCCATTGTAAATGTTTTACCACCTGCCGCAATTGAACTTGCTGTTACAGCCGAAGATGTAATAGTAGTTGCACCTGTGGCATTTCTTGCAAACAATGTAAAGTCGCCTTCTTCATCGCCTGCCAAAGTAGTATGTGCTTGGATATACACCTGACCTAATGTCAAGTTTATTCCGCCACCTGATTTATCTAAATTGTATAAAGCTGAATTATGTGTTTTATACAAAGGAGCAGGTTGTGTAGCCCATAACTTTGTAGTGCTGTTATATTTTTTAACACTATAGTTTGCACCAAGATTTGCTTCTGTTGTTTTTAACCAAACAGAACCAGTTGGTCTTGATTTAGTGTCAGCAGTTTTAAATTCTGGAACCTGTGTATGTGGTTGAATTACAAACTGTGGAGCATAATAAGTTCCTGCTGTGATACCTAAGTCAGCAAGTAATGTTCCTGAAGCACCAGCACTTATTTGGATAGCACCATCTTCATCAGTAGATCCATCAGTTGTTGATGTACCGTTACTATAAATTTCTAGTTTACCGTCAACTACTGCTGAAGTAATACCAGTTATTCCTGCACTATCGATTGCTGTTTCCATTGCACTTACAGTTGTACCAGAAATACTTACTGTAGTTCCGTTAATAATAATTGTTTGGCCATTTGTTAAAGTTGGATTGGCCGCTGTAGCTTGTATTGTTGGCCAACTTGCAATCCAAGCCTGTGTACCAACTTTTACCCAAGTACCTGATTTGTTTTTGTAATAGATCTTGTTGACAGTTGTTGTAGTTACTACAGCATAATCACCAATTTGTCCTACTGAACCTTTTGGAAAACCTGTGTTAGATTCACCAACAAGTTGTGTGTTTGATGTAATTACAGTTGGAACTTTGTTTGTAAATGTTTGTCCACCAGTAACAGTTGCCGCGTTTCCGTTCCATTGAAATAAACCGTATTTTGTAACGGCTGTATCAAACCAAAATGTACCATTTGCTGGAGCCGCCGCCGGTGCACTTGCACTTGGCTCTATTTCATTTAAGTCTATATCTGCTCTAACAACAAATGCTCTGTTGCTTACGCCTAGATATGAATATGCCGCTTGTAATCCATATTCATTAAGCTCACCGCCATTGATTGGATTATTACTTGTATCTGTTTTGAAGATCGGATCTCCAAAAGTTTCTGTTAAATCTCTTTGTGATGTGATTAAGTATGGAGTACCCGCTTTCGCTTTGGTAGTTCCTGCCGCTGTTGCCGTGCCTGCTCCGTTTGTCTTGTCTTGTGCTGAGACAACGAAAATCATAGGCGTTGTTCCAGGTTCAGCCGGAGTGTAAAAACTTTCGTCGATTACACTTACTTGTACACCTGGTGATACTAAATTAGCCATTTATGTTCTCCTGTATATTAACAACTGTTAAAAGTATTTATACGATTTTTAAAAAACACCCCGGAAAAAATACCAATAAAAGGGGGTAAAAAGGTATGCTAAATACGTTATGCGTCCTTTATGTGAATATTGCAAACAAAAGCCAGCGGCGGTAAACTATAAAAAGGCAAACAAAACCTATTATAGAAAACAATGCGAGTCTTGTTTACACAATGGTAAAGGACACGGAATACCTAATTGGTATAAAGCTGGCTATAGATTAAAACAGGAATGTGATAAGTGTGGTTTTGTAGGACAACCTGAACAGTACAACGTATATCATATTGACGGTAATCTAACAAATACAAGTTTTGCTAATCTTAAAACTATTTGTGCTAATTGCCAACGGCTTCTGCAGAAGCGTGGAGTAAAGTGGAAGCAAGGCGACCTTGTACCTGATTTTTAAGATCATCTTTTGTGCCTTCATTGTATATGTTGAAATCAAATGATGCAGATGCCCATCTCCACTCACTAGGATGTACATCAGTTGGTTCGATTCCAAGATCTTGATATTGCCTAAACCATAGCGGATCAGGACCGCGTTTTACACACCAAACTTTTCCTTTAAGACTTTTTATAATATCTATTTCATTGGTAAATCTTACATCCGGAATAACAAAATTTTTGTCAGGATTTTCAATTATTTGTTTTTTTACAAAACTTACCCATACGCCATCATAAAATCCATTACGCATACAGTCGGTACCAAATTCCTGTAAAACGGATCTTGGAGTAACTTTACGCCCAGTTTCTTTAGTCCAAAAAGCATCTTCCTGCTCTCGCCAATATCTGCTCTCAGATGTTTCGCCTTCGAGCATATCTCGATCCCAGTCAAATAGCACAGATACAGCATCTTTTAGCTTATCTGCAAATGATATTTTTGTAAATTTATGTTCTTCAACTAGTACGTCAGCAACAGTTCCTTTGCCGCTACCAATTAAACCGCATATACCGATAATCATAGTTCATCCTTGTATAATGTAATTATTATACTTGATTATACTGATGCTGTCAAGTGATTTTTTTAACCGATTGTGAAGCCATAACCAACACCGCCGCCAACTTGTGTTGATACGTCCGATTCTAGTTTTTCGAGTTCAGCAGTTGCTTCAGCCTTTAAAGCATCACCATTCAAAGCAGAACCGCCTTGTGGACCGGCTATGGTAGCAAATTTTGACCTAGCTTCTCCTAGCATGAATTTACACTTTGCAAGTGTATAATCTTTAATCCATTGTTTTGCTAGATAGTCATCAAGTAACTCAAAATCAGGTCTATAGTTGTAAACATATAGCAATATATCTTCTTCTGCTCTTGGACGCTGTAATAAAGTTAATTTTTTGCTTGTAGTATTCCATTTGAATTCGATAAATGATCCAAACATTCTACCTACAAGTTCTTGGTATCCAGCAAATGCATTGTACGTTGCAAGTCCGCCCATATTTGAACTAGCTAAAAGATAAGTGTTTGTGTAAGCAAGATTAAAAGGCTCAAATAATGTACCGCCGTCACCACCACCAGTTCGTGATCCTATACTTCTTCTGAATAACTTTCTTACCTCTACAACTTCTGTAGGCAATGTGTACTCATTTTGATCAATCACGGTTGGTAAAAACATATAAGATTCTTCAACAGAATTGTCCGATCTTTGTCTAAATTTTGCTAAAGCGGCTCCTAGTGCAGTTTCATAATGATCTGGATCTAACTCCACATCTACCATGCCTCCACCTAGATTAAGCTCTACATACTTGAAAACTTCTTGTTTTTTTGTTTTAATATTAGTTGCCATACACGTTCTCCGACTACAGTATTTATGCGTAGATAAATACTTACGTTATGCCAAGACTGAGCTTATATAAACCTGAAAAGGGAAAAGATTACGAATTTCTAGACAAAACCATAACTGAAATGTTCACAGTTGGTGGTACAGATGTTCATGTTCACAAATACCTAGGTCCCAAAAATCCGGATCTAGCAGATGCTACTTCTGATAAGCCTAGATACGATGCAGTAAAAGAAACCAACATACAAGACATGCTGTTTCTAGAAAACAGAGATAGAAAATATGATCCTGACATTTATGTTATGCGAGGAATATACAACGTTTCAGATGTAGACTTTGATATGAGTCAGTTTGGATTGTTCTTACAAAATGATATAGTGTTTATGACAATACCTATTAATTATAGTGTAAAAACATTAGGTAGAAAAATAATGCCAGGTGATGTTATAGAAATACCACACTTAAAAGATGAATATGCATTAAATGATTTTAGTGTTGCACTAAAAAGATTTTATGTTGTTGAAGACGTGAATCGTGCAAGTGAAGGATTTTCACAAAGTTGGTATCCGCATTTGTACAGGGTGAAAATGAAACAAATTGTTGACTCGCAAGAGTTCAAGGAGATATTAGATCTACCTACAGAAGAAGGTTCTTCACAGACTCTTAGAGATGTGTTATCTACATATGAAACAGAAATGCAAGTTAACAATGCTGTGTTGCAACAAGCAGAAGCTGACACGGCCAAATCAGGATATGATACAACAAATCTTTACACATTACAAGTAGACGAAAGAGGTCAAACAGAGCTTGTGACTACTGATATCACAAGTTTAGACGCAAGTACGCAAAATGAATTAGCAGACAGGATAAATCAAACGCCAGATAGATCAGGATATGATGGTTATTTGATAGGAGACGGTATACCACCAAATGGAGAATCATTTGGTACTGGTATTAGTTTTCCAACAACCCAAGCCAAAGGCGATTACTTTTTACGCACAGACCTGTTGCCAAATAGATTATTTAGATATGATGGAACAAGATGGGTTAAGATGGAAGACGCAGTTAGAATGACCATATCAAATACCGATACAAGAAATACATTAAAAACTGGATTTGTAAACAACACAAATACTAATCAAATTGCAGGTGAAACTGTTACGGAAAGACAAAGTTTATCACAAGCACTTAAACCAAAGGCAGATAATTAATGCAACATTTTTACGATGGACAAATTAGAAGATATATTACTCAATTGATTAGATTGTTTAGTAATTTTTCCTACAAAGATGGATCAGGAAAACTAACTCAAATTCCTGTCATGTATGGTGACATTACTAGACAAGTAGGACATATATTAAGAGATAATAGTGAAAATAAAATTCCATCTGCTCCTAGAATGGCAGTTTACATAACTGGATTGGAGCAAGACAGAACAAGGACTGCTGATTCTTCTTTTGTACACAAAGTTCATTTAAGAGAACGTGCATATGATAGTTCAAATAAAGAATATCTTAATACACAAGGAAAAAATTTTACTGTAGAAAGAATAATGCCTAGTCCATATACACTTAATATAAATGTTGATATATGGAGCACTAACACAGAACAAAAATTACAAATTATGGAACAGATATTAATGCTGTTTAATCCTAGTTTGGAAATACAAACAACAGACAATTATGTAGATTGGAGCAGTTTATCTGTTGTTGAATTAACTTCTGTAAGTTTTAGTAGTAGGACAATTCCTATTGGTACAGAGTCTGAAATAGATATAGGACAGCTGAGTTTTACAACACCAATTTATTTGAATTTACCTTCCAAAGTAAAAAAATTAGGTGTAATAACAAGTGTTGTTATGAGTATTTTTGATGAATCAAAAGGCACTATAGACTTAGGAAATAGCACACCTGAACTAATGGCTTTTTCAGATGCTGAACAAACTCATCCTAAAATGGACAAAGTAAATGATAGAACTGTTACAATGGGCATAGCCGCAGGTGCAACAACTTACAAAGACTATGATATACTTGTAATGAATAATATTGCACAAATTGTTGATCGAGGTATTGTAGGAAGCGTTCAATGGGACGTTATTACAGAAGCATTACCTGGAAATTTTAGAACTGGTTTATCTCAAATACAACTAAAAAGAAAATTACTTGAAGGTGAAACAGGAAGTATTAGTGTTAATGCCAGTGTAGCTATCAACGAATTAGATAGAACTAAATTAATTCTTACCTATGATGCAGATACTATACCTACAAACACAGATCTCAATTCACCAAGCGGACGAAATAACACAGGATCTGTTGATTACATTGTTGATCCTTTAAAATTTAATCCTGCAACTACAAAAACAGCCGGATTAAGATTGTTATTACTAGGTGCAATCAACACAAGTATAAATGT